GTAAACAAGATATAAAAAAACAATTTTATTTACTTTCAAAAAAATATCATCCTGATAAAAATATAAATAATAATGATAATGGTGAATACTTTAAACAAATAAAAGAATCATATGATGTCCTTTATGATGAAGAATCTAGAAAAAGATATGATATAAAATTAATTTTCAAAGATATTGATTTTACAGAGCAAGAATATGAATTATTTTTTGGTTATTATAATTCTTTTATAAATTCAAAAGAATATCGTTTAATGAAAAAATTATATGAAACAATACCTGAAAAAACTAAAAATAAAGTAAAAGAAAAATTTTATGATTATTATTACAATAAAAAAAATAAAAAGATCGTTTTAAAAGAAAAATCAATAGATATTAATGAATTAAATGAAGATATGACTGTTGTATTATATGTCTCATGTGAAGATAACGATTCTAAAAAATTAAAAATAATTCATATTTATTCAAAATGTGGGATTTATTATCTTTATTTAAGAGAATTTAAAAATAAAATAATTTGTCTTGATAATAAAAATTGTTTTTTAACTTTAAAAATTTATGTTAAAGATGATTTATTATAATATTTTATTTTATAATAATATTATAATGTATACAAAAGATTCTTTAACTTTAAAAAAATATCATTCTTCAAAAACAGTTCATCTTGGTTCAAATGAATTGCGTAAAGTATATACTTTATTTAATAAGATAAAATTATTAGATCTTGAAAAAGTAGATGATTTTAAAACAAATTCTGTTGAAAATGTAACAGTTAATAATCCATATATAACTGAAAATGTTCAAAAACAATTAAAATTTTTAAAAAAACAAACAACTGCTAAATTTAAAATTGGTAATATAAATTTAACAATTTTTATTTATCATAAAACAAAAGAAAATATCGATAAATTTATAAATGAATTATTAGAATTATTAACATTTTTATTTAGTTTATATCCGGTAAATCGAAATATTGAAATTAAATTTTATTTAACAGATGCAAAAAAACAATTACCAAATTTTTTACCAGATGATTTTACATTTCAAAGAGATCAAGCAAATTCTGGATCTTGTATGCGTGTAGGTGATGAATCAACTGTAGAAATATGGAGGAAAGAAGAAATATTAAAAGTTACAATACATGAATTAATTCATGCATTATGTATTGATGAAATAAATGATAATACAGATATAATTCAGTACTATCAAAATAAATATCAGATAAATTCAGAAAAAATAAATACAAATGAAGCATATACAGAAATATGGGCAAATATTATTAATTGTTTTTGGATATCACAAAATTATTCGAATAATAAAAAAAAACATTATGATCAGTTTAAATTATTATTATCTCTAGAATATGAACATTGTTTATTTCAAACATGTAAACTCTTTAAAATTGTAGGGTTAAATGAAAAAACGGTTGATATAAACCGAGATACAAATATTTTAGCATATTATGTTATTCGTTGTGAATTATATGAAAATTTTAAAGATTTTTTAAAAATATGTATTCACTATAGTAAAAATAATTATTTAGGAATTGATCAAAGTCAATGGTTTATTTTATTGAAAAATAATCCGATAATTGAAAGAAATGATAAAAAAATAAATAGATTAAAAACTAATGATTTTCGTTATAAAACAACAAGAATGACATGTATTGAATTAGATGTTTTTTAAGCAGATACAACCTTCGGGTAATGGACCTTCATGTATTTCTGTAGGTTGAAGAAAGTTAGTTCATCACCTTTCTTTAGACCAAGGAGTTTGGTAAGGTCCTTGTCTGGATTGATGTGGCGACCATCTTCTTTCTTTTGGAGACCATTAGTCTTGCAATATTCGGTAATACGACGAGTTACTTCAGTCCTTGCAAGTTGTTCATCTTTTGCAACGCCGAGAAACTTGGCAAGTTCCGGGGAAATAGGACCAGGTTTGGCAAAACCACTCGGAGGTTTGTTAGGATCAACTACGCGAGGTTTGCGACCCTTCATTTTCTTGTTCATAACCTTGCGATCACGAGCGACACGCTTTTCAAGTTTAGAAACCTGAGAAGTGAGAGTCTTGATAAGAGCAAGGGCACTCTTTAATTGTTCTTGAATTTCTTGGAATTCTTGATCATATCCTTCAGGAGTATCATCAACCGGAGTTTCAACAACCGGAGTTTCAACAACCGGAGTTTCAACAACCGGTGTTTCTTCAACTACTTTCTTAGATTCTTTCTTTGCTTTCGATCCAGAGGTTTTTTTCGATTTTCCAGGCATTTTTTATTCTTTTTTTCTATTATACTATTTTTTATTTTTATTCTTTAACCGCACACTTTTTATGATATTCTATATGAATAAAGTTTTAAGTATTTTTAAAAATAAAAAATTCTTAAAAATAAAAAATTCTTTAAAAATAAAATATTTATGTTTAAAAAAAAAAATATTCTTTAAAAAATAAAAAAATTTATCTTAAACATACATTAACCATGGATGTGCTGTTAAACAATCTTGATTTATCGCTCCCAATCCAATAATAAAATACATAAATCCTAATTTTTTATCAGAATCAGTTACTGCATTATTAAATTTACCAACCTCATTTAATATTAAATCTTGTAAACTTTCTTTATTTGAATAAGTCATTACTTGAGGGACAGGGACATTAAATACTAATCCGTCTGGTGGAGCAATATTCATTTTTACTTGTTGTGTTATCTGTAATCTATAATTCCATATATCTTCTAAATTCCTGTATAGTTTCTTTAATTTATGTGAATTTAATGATAAAAACCATTCAATTTGACATTCATATCCAAAATTTTCAATTTGTGCAAAAAGATCAACTGTTTTTTGTTTAATATTTTGTCTTCTATCACGCTTGATTGTTTTATCTACTTTTTCAAATTCATTTGATAATTTTAATGTATCTATTATTTTTTTTGCTTTAACAACAACTTCTAAAGGGAAATTTTCACGATTATATGGATTACCTTGATTCATTTCTAATAATTTATCAAATGATCTTATATCAAAAAACCAATGAAAATCTTTAGAATCTTTATATGAAAAAAAGTATTTTTCATCTATTTCTTGAATTGTTTCATAACTAAAAAAATCTGTATCATTATTACATAATTCTTTATTAATAAATGCTTCCCCTCGTAATTTAATTTGTTTAGAAATTTTCTTTGATAAAAAATTTTTCTGAATAAGAATTATTTTTTTTTCATCATTATCATATTTTTTTAAAATTTCAATATTTTCAGAATAAATCTTAAATAATTCATTTTTCTTTAATTTTTTATTTTTTTTAGAATCTTTAGGATTTAATGAATTAATTAAATCTTGTTTTAGATAATCACTTTCTTTATTTGTGAATCTTATATAATTTATCCTATTATTTACGACTAAAAAATCCCTTTTATGAGTACAACAGTAATCACCATATTTAGATTTTTTTAAACATTTTACACCATCTTTTTCAAAAATACACATTCTTATATAATTAATTCTTTTAAAAAAATATTTAAATAATAATTCTATCATACGATATTTATTTTTTTTATTTTTCATATATCTTGTATCTTATATCATAAAAATTTTAGAAATTTGAAAATACTTAAAAATTTGAAACTTAATATAATTAAAAAAAGTATAAAAAAAAATAAAGAGAATAAAAAATAATCAAAGTAATTCAAAGTAATTCAAAGTAATTCAAAGTAATTCAAAGTAATTCTTAAAAAAAAAATGTCTGCCATGAAAGCATCCAAGGTTGATCTATCTAAGGTGACTATTAGTTCACTAAAGACCCTTGACAATGGTGCCAAGATGTGCTATGTAAATTACAATGGTGGTGTATCACCTATGTATCTTCAAACCCCCGAAGTTGATATTCCATTTGATGCTTCTTACTATTCTGATAATGAAAAGTCTGGAAAGTATCAGGTTAGGTTTTCACTAAAGGATCTTGATGATAATAAGAGCATTCGTGATTTCCATTCTAAGATGGTTGAAATGGATAACTTTCTAAAAGAAAAAGCACTTGAAAATAGTGTTTCATGGTTTAAGAAAGCAAAGATGTCAATGGATACCATTGATTCACTTTACACTCCTATGGTTAAGCAACATCTTGATCCAGAATCAGGTGAACCAACCGGTAAGTATCCAGATTCATTCGGTTTCAAGATTGTAAAGAAAGATGGAAAGGTTCAATGTCCAATGTATAATGAAGATAAAGTATATTTTGATGTAAATGGTGAAACTGAAAATCCGACTACAGTTGAGCGAGTCCTTGTTAAGGGTTCTAAGGTTAAGGTTGTTCTAAGGTGTAATGGTGTATGGGTTGCGAATGGTAAGTTTGGTTGCACATGGCGTGCTGAGCAAATGCTAGTTAAGGTTCCGGATGGAGGACTTAATGAATTTGCTATCCAAAGTGATTCAGATGATGAAGATGATGTTGAAAATAATGTTGAAGAAAAACCAACTAATCTAATTGATGACTCGGATGATAGTTCCAGTGATAATGAACAAGAAGAAGAAGTCGTTGAAGAAGTAAAACCTAAGAAAAAGGTTGTAAGGAAGAAGGTTGTAAAGAAAGCAAGTAATTAATTAAATAATTAAATAAATAAATAAATAATATTAAAAAATAATTAATTTTTTTATCTTAAAAAAAATATTTTTAAATCGAATAAATGATTAATAATCATTTAATGTTTCGTTAATCTGTGTAAAAGGAAAAGGAGTAAGATGAACATGTAAACGTCACCAGCAACAAAGGTTGCATAGACGAGGACTGCCATGACTGCCATAACAATTGGGTTTTTAATTAAACCACTGAGCATACCTTCAATTCTACCTTGGAAACTAGTGCCAAGAACAGAGTCAATGGGTAAGACCATAAAGACAACAAGACTTAAAAGGACCATATTGATCATTTGATTGTTGGATTTAAGGTTTTTGGTAACCGGCGATAAAACTTTATCAACTTTAGAATACATTTTTATAAACTATAAATATATTTTTTTTTTAAAAAATTAATTAAATAAAAAATAAAAAATAAAAAATTAATTAAATTCTAAAACAACTTTATTTTTTTGAACATTTAATCCGCGAGATGCTGATTTTGATAATTCTTGACGTTTTTTTCTTTCTTTAGTATTATTTTTATTTTTCTTTTTATGAACATTTGATGAATTTTCATTCATATCATATTCTATTTCTTTATAATGTTGAGAAATATAATCAATTACTAAATTATCAATTGCCCATTTAAAAAAATTTAATTGTCCGACAGTTGTTTCTATTTCTCCATGATTATGTTGAAAATTTATTCTTTTATTCCTACAAAAAGGATCAAACTTTGATTTATGATATGACTTTAATTGAGATTTATAAGATTGAAAAATATTAAAATGACATACTACATCATTATCAGATTTAATAAATGTTTTTGAACCATTACTATCACGATAAAGTGTATAACATATATTATTTTTTTTAGAGTAATTAGTTACAAACCAATCAATTATTCTTAAAGAAATTTTGTTATATGCTTGAATATCTATTAATTTTTTTAAAGTAATTTCATCTTGATAATATATTTTAAGTGATTCTAATAATATATCCATTTATACTTCTTGATAAAAAGTATCTTTAAATATTTTATTTTTTAAACGCATCTAACTTAAAATATATAAACATTATTTCTCAATCCAATAAATCCCCTGTAAATAAGCATCTGCTAAATCATCTTTTTTCTTTGATGTTTCGAATAATTGTTTAAATTTATCATCTTCATCAATAATCATTTTTTTCGTATATTCAACCGATAAATATTTATTTTGAGCATATTTCCCTTTTTTATTACATTTAATAGGATCACCTTTATAAACCTTTAATTTATTTCTAGCATTAACCATATGTATTTGTTCAATACTTGAAGATTCTTTCATAACTCCTTCCATTACAAAAAATGTATATAATATCATTTGAACACTTTTCATTGTTGGATTCTTTAATGCAGGTTGATTTTCAACTAATACATATTTTACATCTGTTAAATCTAATGTTTTTAATTGATTCACACAATTTTGTGATAATTTTAATAAATCATAATTCGTATTTAATTTCTTTTTTTTAGATTTTTTATTCTTTAAAACATCTTTTAAACTTTTATGATTTATATGTCCTGAACAATAATACTTTATTTCACCTCCTGTATCTATTTGATAAGATGCTTGTTTATCACATTTTTTTTTTAAATGCATCTGACATACAGGATTATCATTTAAATTTAATATCCCCCACTGACTTATAGATTTATCATTTTCATCTATACCGCAATATGCTAAATTTTTAATCCCAACATCAAATGATAAATATTTCATACTTATTTAAATTTTATTTTCTTAAATAATTTCTTAACGTATTTAATATTATCTAATACTATTAAATCATAATACAATATTACAAAACTTATTAACAAGATAATATAATAATGTTTTGTAAATCTTAAATCAATTATAGGGTCTAATACTTTATTTAAATAACCATCTTTGTGTTTAACATTTCTTAATTTACATTCAAGATAACTTACAGTACATAATCTGTAATTTGTTATTATTTTAAAAAGCATAAAAATTAAAATTACAATATAAGTTCTATGTAATCTTTTTTTAAAGATTATACTTATTATACCTATTAATAAGTATAAATAAGTAATTAATAATTCCATTTTTTATTATTTTTTTTATAATATTATAATATTATAATATTATAATATTATAATATGAAATTTTCACTAAGATATTTATTATTAATTGGAGTAATAATACTTTTAGTTAAAAATCAAAATTTAATAGAAGGTGCAGAACATGGAGATGATGAACAACAATCAACTCCATCTCCTACTCCATCAACTCCATCTCCTACTCCATCAACTCCATCT